GACCCATTGCGTACATTAATCCACTTGCATAAGTTAGATATGCAACTAAACCTGTAATTGCCAAACCAATTGCAGTGTAGTTATATAGTGCAAGCATAAAAGTTCTCAGTGCTTCGTCATAGTAAGCACCGGTCATTGTTCTAGTATTCATATCAATCTCCTATAAATTTAGCAAGTTGTGGTGGTTCCCAACCTTCTGGCTTCAATACCTTGCCATCTTCACGTTTGCGTACTTTGCCTGTAACTGGATCAATCTTGGCAAAGTTTGTATCCATTACTTCTTTCCAAGCACCTTCGCCATCGTAGCCACCGGCACGTATAGCACCCATAGTAACAACAAGAATATCGATTAGTGCATCTAGTTGTTCTACACGATCATCTGCTGCAATAGCATCTGCAAGTTCGTTGTATTCTTCTGCAATAAGGCTGAGATACATATCATAGTTTGCTTCTGATGGCTCTTGATCACACGCTGAGCCAAAGCGTTCAATATCTTCAAATGGATTTGTCATTACAACCTCTTAGTTTACAAATGATTCAGGTTTGATTTCTGCAGGACCGTCAGAATATTCTGCACCAAACTGCACATCATTTGGTTTTTCTTTACTAAATCCTAAAATACTTTCTGCTTCTACCATACGTAGTTCAGTCTCACCTTTGCCTTCATTGATTTTTACACTTCTTGTCCAACGTCCGTGTTCAACTAAAACCCAATCGCCTACTTGATAATCGTCAATGTTATCAGGGCCTTTAGAATGGACTTGACCCCAACGTGGATAGATACCTCTTGTAGTACCATCATCATCTCTAATGATTAATCCACCTTTGGTTTTTTGTTCTCCAAAATACATATTACTTACTATCACTCTGTTACCAATTGGAGATAATTTACCATTAATAATATTTGTGTTAATTGCCATTATTCACCTTTTTTTACAAAATTTCCATCTTCATCTTCCACCCATTCAGGCGTAGAAGAAGTATTTTTGCTTGTAGTTGCTGATGCTTTTTTTGGTTGTGCTTGTGCTTGTGCTTGTGGTTTTGGCGGAACAGGTTCTTCGTCAAATTCAGCAAGTTTTTGAACTTCTGCTGATGTTAATTTTGTTTCAACAGGTGCATCTACTTCTGCACTTTCGTGAACAACAGGTGCCGATCCTTTATAGTAGTCCTGCATCACTTCTTCTCTTTTACGAATAATTTTACCGCCAGGACCTAATTCGTCGCCACGAGCATTTACACGAGCATTACCGACAGCAGGTGTGAGTTCATTGCGTTTGATCAGCAAGTCTAAATCAACAACCTTACCTTTCATACTCCTATATGTCTTACGACCTTTTTGTTTCATTGCCATTGGCATCTCCTAAAATATACACATATTTAGTCACGTAAAAATTCACGCCAGTCTAAATTGTATTTTATGCTATCAATTCTGTGTACACCAATCAAATACAATACATAACTTGCTACACTAGATCCACGTCCTACACCCCATACAATATCGTTCTCACGCATAAAATCTACAAGATAGATCATATAGCGTAGTAAGTTATGCATATTACGTTCTTTAAAAGCATCTAGTTCTTCCCAAATGCGATCTTGTACGTGTTGTGGACAAGGTGTTTCTGCTTTACCTAGAACATATTCATATACGCTAATCGCTTTATATTCATCAGGCATAAACCATTCACTTTGACATACACCGTCAAAAGTCTTTTGATCTACATCTAGTGGAATATACTTCTGTAGTTTGTTAAACCCTTGTTCTTCCATTGCCGCATTAAATTTGTCTACGTCATCACTTGGATTACACAATACCACATGAACTTTATCCGATTGACCACTATAAATCATATCGATTAAATCGCGATTACTAAATCGTGGGATACCTAAATCATCAGTTCTCATAAGCATATATGTATTTTATGACACGTTTATTAAATCGTCAAGAGAATTATCACCATTTTCTTGTTGTTGTTTTAACTTAGCAGCAGTTCTTCTTGCTTCTAATTCTAATTTATATCCATCCATTAACAATATCATTTGATGTCTTACATCTGGATTATCCGTAACAAAATACATATGATTTAATTTTAGAAGTTTTTGTTCTAAAACTGCGTCAGAATATTCTGCAAGATTTTCTTGTAAAGGATGCATCATACTTGAGAATATGCACCTAAGTTTTGCAAAAACACTTTACCACCATTGTTATAAGTAAATGCTTTAATTAAAGTGCTGTCGTTGCTTGCTAGTGTTGTGGTAATTTGTGGACTACCACCAAAAGATGCATCAACTTGCATTAAACTACTTTGACTTGCACCATACTCACTTGCAAATGTTACCGTCCTTGTTGCACCACCGTCACCATAAACATGAATATACAATTCTGCATATTCGTCATTAGTAGGCCATCCGTTTATTGTTAATGTAATATTGGCTTGTGCGGTAATTGTAAAATAGTGACCAGACTGAAAACTTAATTCAGCATCGGCAGAAATACCAGAGAGTCTGTTAGTATGTGTTAATGATTGCTCTTTCGCAACATATCTATAGATTGTTTCGTTATTAAAATTGTTATCAATAACATCCCCTGATGCCAAAGGACCTTTTAAAATAGTATTTGCTTGCAAAGCATTAATTTCACCCCTTGCTTCTACAAAATTATTTTCGATAATATTAAAATTATCTCTAAATCCTTGTGAATCATTATCTTGTCCTGCAATTGGAAAATTTACATCAATTTGCTCAACACTAATATTACTGGCCATTATTATTCCTCTCTAACAAATATATTTATCACCTTAAACATTATACTTATAATTTCCAAATACAACAAATTGTTCATTTTCGTTATTAGCTGTATTACTTACAATATATCTGTCAATTTCGTATTTAATTTGATTAAACTCAAATCCATTATTGATAATATTTTCTTTTACCAACTCACCTGTTCCTGGTTTACAGAAACATAATGGCATTGCTGTAACATAATCAAGTTCTTGTCCTGTAGTGGTTTGACTACTACGCATCCAAAGAGGCAAATATTCTCTTTCATTTGCTCCTATTTCTTCTATTCGCTTTCGCATATTTCCTATGTTACTAATATAACGTAGTACATTTGCATTTTGACTTACAAGTATGCTGTTATTATCAATAGTAATTACATCATATTTTGGTCTCAGTCTATTTGTAGCTGTATCATTAGCAGCAGTTGTACCTGTTGATCTAAATACAATTATTGTACCATCTTGTGCAACAATTTCTAATTGTGCTTGTGCTGGTACCTCTACTACTCCTTCTCTTGTAGTAATAGAAATAGTTCCTTGACTAGTTGGAATACGTATAATTTCACCGTCTCTTGGCGTAATAGTATAAACATCAGCACCTTCATCTATAGCAGTAACATCATCTTTAGTTTCTAATTTTACATCATTGACTTTTAATGCTTCTCCTGTTTTAGACCTTACCGTAAAATTTGTGTTTCCTACATTTGGTTGCATAGGATCAACAATTTCAACATATACAACTTCATAGACAACATCGTTTGTACCAGGTTTTTTTGCTATGGCAGTTTTTAATTCTCCAAATCTAAACTGCTTTTTCTTATGATTTTTTGTAGCAGCAGCTACAAAGTAACTTATAGATTTAGCTTCTATTCCTGCATAGGCTAGTGTACGAAGATTTTTTTGTACCCCAAAATTTTCATCAAATGGTCTGTAAATGTATTCAGGAGTGAAAACTCTATAGTCATTTATAAATGATTCGAATGCAGTTTTTTGTGTAATATTAGGAAATGGTTGCATGAATACATTTGAATATACTTTAGAATCAACATCATTGACTACAAGAGTAAATTCACGCACACTTGCACTATAACCAAAACGATCTCTAGCCAAAACCTTAAATCTATATTTCCTGTCAATAGTTGTAGTACTACCGTCAAATGTCGTAGTACGTGAGTCAATTGTAGTCAGACCTAACCCTTGTGAATTACTATATTGGTTTGCTTTACCAACAAGTTCACCATCACGTTTTAATGTTAAACCAAATGGAAGTTTACCACCAATCAAATCATATCGTAATGAAGACCCTTCCAATGTTGTAGTTGCCTCTATTTTCAATGTACTGATTCTGTTAGCAAGTATATTACCTAAATCGTTACCAGTTATCCAGTTAATTTCACTTGATACATCTCCTAAAACATTTATTGTAAATGTTTTCTGTGTAGATACAACCTCTATATTAGTTGTGCTTATTCTTTGTACAATTAATGTTTGAGCTAAAGCACCAAAAGTAATTTGTGTATTTTTTGAAATTGATCTTGTTAAATTTGCACTCAAAGGAACTTTGTAAAAAGGATCGCTACGTGTGGTGTTTACAACACTGCTATCGTCACTGCTAATTACACTAACAAATTTATTTCTTGTTCTTGTTTTATCAGTGCTTAATATTTCAAAATTTATATATCTATCGCTAAATGTGATAATTCTGTATTCACTTGTTGTAACATCAAATGTAAGCAAATATCTTTCAAATGCTTCTCTAAATGTTTCACCCGGAACTGGTTCAATTCCAGCTAAAGTGTAGTTAAATTGTAAATCTCCGCTACTATCATCCGATTGTATTTCATATTCAACATATTCTTTCCATAATGTTGTAGTTAAATAATCATCCACTAATTTGTACGATTCTGTCGAAGAGTAATTTAATGTTTTGTTTTTATAAAAATCTAAATCTGCTTGACTTAATTCTTTAACATATAAAAATCCATCACCATTAATTGCATCTCTATAGATTTCTAATGGTTTACTTGCTTTATATGTAGGTTCTAATGGTCTTGATAGTTCTAAGACATCATAATCCTCGTTCATATCACTAACAGATTCAACATCATACATGTTATTATCAATGTTAATTGTCTGACCTAATAAACTATCTAAGTCACTTATACCATCATCTCTGGTCGTTGGCAATTTCCTAATTTTAATATTTGATTTACCAGATAATGTGTCTTCTATGATACTTGTGTTAATTTCTACTATATCATTGCTATCACTTTCTTGTCTTAGTGCTTCAATAGTAAAACGATATTCTTTTGTAACTGATGGTTGATATGGTATAATACCTGCAAGCTCACCTGTTAGTCCATCTAATTTTAAACCTGGAGGAATGACACTTGGTGTGCCGTCATCATTAAATGGCATTATACTATAACTAATTGTGCCTAAAAGTGAATTTGGATCAAACACATCTAAAAATAGTGTAACATAATTATCAGCACGTTTGAATCCTAGATTTCCAGGTGTCAACCAAATAGGTTTACGTAAGTATGTGCTGTCTGCTGTAAACAAACCAGTACCGGATTTCATAATAGTATTATCAGCTCTTAAAAAATCATCTCCTACAACATACATTCTAAACTCACGTTTTACTGAACTTACATCATCTTCCACCGTAACTCTAAAATTATAATATCTGTTTAATTTTTTTGGAGCTCTAGTAGGAGTACTAAATCCATAAAAAGTTGTGTCATAAAAATAACTATCAAACCCATCGTCGTCTGCTATATTGCCAAAGTCTAATGGATTATTATCATATGTTCCGCTATCATACCCTGGTTCTGCATCGATGTCAAGTGCTAATATAGGATCTACAATACCGGTAATTCTACCATCTTCTGATAGACTCAAACCAGGAGGCAACTCGCCATCATCGTCACCTATGAAAAATCTTAACTTTTCTCCTGCTGCTAAATCGCTGTCTATAGCTTGCAATTGGAAATCTACAACACTACTATCTAAAACAAAATATGCTTGGTTTACTCTGTCTGGAGGTGTGTTGTCAAATATTACATTAAGAACTTCCCAGTTCTTTTCTAAAGAGTCATATATTTTTATTATAAAATCAAATGTGTTATCAAAAACTTGCACCCAAAGTTGATCGTTTATAGGATCAATTGGTGCTGTTTTACTTACGGTATAATCAACATTTTTCCAAACAGGTGAGTTGCCAGATTCGTCATAAAATCTAAATCTTAAATTAAGTCCGTTTGTAGTTTTGTTTAAATTAAACCAAAAGTCTGTTAAGTTTGCATTAGGAGTTGTAGCATCAACTTTTAATACGGTATCAGTTCCAAGAGCTCCTTTCATTTGTGTTTCGTTAACTCTATACCAACGATCATTTGTTTTATACCAAAATTGTTGTACATCGGTAACAAAAGCAAAATCTCCATTTTCTCCTGTGTCTCTACTTGGAATACCTTTGTAAATTGTGATTGTTTGTGCAGTAAAAACACTAGTGTCGCCTGTTGCAAATATTCCCCAATTGGTATTTTCTGTGTCAATCCAATACTTGTTTCTTAGAGTTGTGCTAATTGCTAGATCACCTGCAGGAGTAATCCAACGTGGTGCATCTTCGCCTTCAATTCTTACACGTAAAGTTCTATCAGCAATACCTTCATCATTGCTTGCTCTTACAACAAACTCAAATTCTGTAGTTTTTCCTACTTCAAAAGGCACTCCTTTTAAATTATAATTTTCTATTCTCAAGCCTGGAGGTATAGTACCAGCAATATGACTTATTGTAATACCTTCAGTACTATCTAAAGGTAAAGCAATATCTACATTTGTGCGTTCTTGAAAAGTTGCTAATTCTGCACCTGTTGCAACCGTCCATTGTGGTAATGCCATTTAACCCTCCTTACGGCGAAACTGCTGGTAACAAACCTAAATCAACACTTACATCTTTACCTAAGATAAATGTTCCAAAGTCAACATCAATTTCATTAATAAACCAGTCAATTAAACTTGTGCGATTTGATCCTAGCTCTCCAAAATCCCAACTAAATGCACGATCCAATTCTTCACGTAATATATCATTCAACCTAGATACATTAACCAATGCGTTATTATCAGCATTCAGATCTGCATTTAATTGAGGTGCTGTTTCTCTAACAATTTGACTATCAAAAGTGATTGTCTTTGTTGAGTTATCTACACTTACTTGTGCTCCTTGAGTACCTGTTAAATTAATTACACTTTCTACAGGAGAAGTTAATGTGTAAGTGCCGTCTGTGAATCTGTAATATGCTTGTGTGCTTGAAAAATAAAGTGTATTTCCGTCATCGCTTACACGTATTGCCATTGTTTCTGGAAATAGTGGGTCTACACTAAGTTTTCTAAAATTTAATGTTGTACCTACTTGTTCTTTGAAAACTGCTTGACCTTCGCCAACACTTGCACCTACAATATCTGTAGCATTGCTTAGACGTATATCAAGGTCTTCAAAATTAGCATTTGCTTTTATAAATGCTTCTCTTAGGTCATCGCCTGTGCCGTCATTAGCAAGAGCACCTACGTTAATAGTTTGGACTGCCATATTAATCTCCGTTTTATATATTTATCACGGAAAGTATTAATGATTACGGACCTACGGTTTCCCAACTGGTACCATTAAAGACTTTTACTTTAAAATCATTTTCGTCGTATATCATTGCACCTCTAACTGCACCTGCTGGAGTTGCATTATCAAATACAGGTAAATTTAAACCAAGTGTACCAAATTGACCTGGCATTTGTACCCACCCATTGCTTCCGCTACCGTTGTCCTGCGCATAAAAGTATATTGTAACACCATCTGAATATATATCGCCAATAGTTGGTGAAGCAGGGCCGCCAATTGCACTAGAACGTAATGTAAGTAAGCCGTTGTCAATATCTATTCGTGTACCATTAAGTAAAACATTACCACCGCTGTTTTGCACTCGTGTTACACCATTGATGATTGGAATATTACCTTCGGACGTAGCAGTTAGTGTATTACCTTGTATAGTGCCGCCAGCAGTGATAGCTCCGTTTGTTGTTGTGATATTACCATTTGTTGTTGTATAATTTCCAACATTATCTAAACTATCAACAACTACATCTTTTAATGTACTTGTTAAAACACTTGTGCCTGAAACATTAAATGCTGTTGCAACAATAGCAGTTTCTGCATCGGCTCCACGTGCAGCAACACTTGCAAGTGTGTCTGTTTCAGCAGTAAGTAAACCACTTGCATCAAAACTAATTGTAATTACTCCGTCAACGGTTTTATCTAAACTAATTCTACCAGCGGTCACAAGAACACTAGATTGTTTTAAATATTCATTTGTATTTAGATAACCAACGTTCACATAGAATGAATCAGGATTAACTCCGGGATCATTTGACAATTCTTGTAATGTAGTAGGAAGATCAGCAGGAGTAAAAGTAAATGTACCAGTTGCATCGTTATATGTAAGACTACCCGATCCTGATGGCGGATTTGATATTACTTCTAGATCTGCCAGTGCTATACCGCCAGCCGCTGGCTCAGATTGCCAACTAAATCCGTCCCATGTTAGAACTTCGCCTGGTAATGCATCAGAAACAAATACATCGCCAATATCATTTAGTTCGTTAATATTGTTTAAATCAGGTTTATTTCTTATAAATCTTACATCGTTTTGGTTTGCTATAGCCCAATCTGATTGAACTTGTGCTGCTACGGTTTCGCCGTTTACGGTTAAGGTTCCACTGCTTATATTGCCAGTAGTGATAATTGAACCAGTGCTTGAAATAGCGCCGCTTGTGATGCTTCCAGTAAAAGTGCTTGTACCAGTAACCGTAAAATTACCGCCTACACTTGCATCTCCTGAACTAGCAAGTGTACCACCACTTAATGCGCCAACTACACTCAAACTGCTTAATCCTGTAAGACCGCTATTAGCTAAATTAAGGACATCACCACTTGGTAATTCTTTAATTTTGTTACCGTCATCTGTATCTACTACTAGTGGAAATCTATTTGCCATTCTCTAAATCCTGTTCTTTTTTATATTTATCGTATATTTACAATGCTGCTATTCTTGCTTGAAAGTCAGCAAAATCTGCGCTTGCTGCTACTTCAGATTGCAATGTTGCTAAACTTACATAACCCGGAATAACACCATTTACAGCATCAACAAGTAATGTACTATCGTCGGCAAACACACTACCTTTTATATCAGTTGTAACATTGCCATCTTCTAATGCTGCTATGTCAGCATAAACCTCTGTAAAGTTTTCATTAATTTTAATCATTGCATCGCGGAGAGGATCACCCCCTCCGCTATTTGCTTTTGTTCCAACATTAATTATTTTTTGTGCCATTATACTCTCCCTACCACTACTTCAACTATACCGCGGTCTTCGTGATCTTTGACACCGACTGCTTTACCTATTACTTGTCCAACGCCTGGAGAGTTGTTTACTATTGCATAACCCGGAACGGCACTAGTTACAAGCATATCACCTTTTTGCACCCGACCTATTACTTTACATGGCACACGCCCTGTTAGAGCTAAACCTACTACATTGTCGCCTTCTAATGCGCTATTCATTAGGTGCGCTGGATTTGTAGTTACAACACCTGCTACACTAGTTTGACCTTTTGCAGTGCATACGGTTACTTCTTGTTCGCCACCAAATACTAGAACGGTACCTGGCTCATAATCAGCATCCCCTAAATAATTTTCAGCAAGGTCAGCATATAATGCACTAGTTGCTTCACCATTAAATGTAGTTGCCCAAACCGTATTATAACGATTTAAACTTCCACCTATGCTAACAGCGTTATCTCCTGTTGCATTACCGCTTGTGTTTGCAGGGCCTAAGATGTTACCAGATGAATCAACAGAGAACACCGTGTTAGCACCGTCATCTAAGTTAATTGTAAATGTACCACCTAGCACACCACTTGCAAAATCAATGCCTGTCATATCAGCAATACTTGTTGCAGTACCACCAAGACTAATACTTGTACTACCAATAGTAATACTGCTGTTAGCTAGTTCTGCATTACTAACACCGTTTGCTTTAATGCCAACCCATCCGTCTGTAATTTCAAAGTTTGCACTATCAAAACTTGCTAGACCACTTGCTGCTTGTATAGCTGCTGCATCACCTGTAGGTGCTGCTGCTGTTGCTGTTGCTATAGTCATGTTCAGTTTGCTTTGATCTATAGCTGCTGTTGCGCTTATATCGCCGTTAACAATCACACCTGACGAAATAGCTGCTGTTATTGTGTTAGGAATAAGTGGATCATATGTCAAACCAATATCACCAGTTACTGCCATATTTTCACTGAGTTGATCAGTTACTGAACCTTGACCAGTAAAGCCTAAAATTTGTGCTTGAATAGTGTTACCTGCACCTGTGATAGTTACGTCACCAATATCATTTAATTCATCAGTTTTATTATCAACATAGTTTTTAGTTGCTGCATCACTTAAAGCAAGTGGATCTGAAACATTTATAACTCTATTGCTACCAACATTAAGGTTGCCGTTCATTGGTGTTTCGCTATAACCTGGACCACCCAAGCTCATAACTCCTGGACCAATTGTGCTTACACCAGTTGCTCCGTCTCTATCAAAGCCTAAACGTGCATTGATATATCCTTCAACTGCTGTTTGTGTTGGTACTGCATCACCTTTTGCATCTGTAAAAGTGTCATCATTTGAGAATTCATTTACACGTACACCTCGTTTAAATCCAATACCGTCAATATTTGTAAGAACAAGTGCAGCGTTAAATGTAACAGCACCAGTACCTTGGTCAACCGTAAAGAATCTACCTACACGGAAGAAACCATCTTGGTCAGTTAAAACACTAAACACACGACCTTTGTTTCTTTCTTGTGTTTGTGCCGCTGATTTATTGCCAGTGCTGTCAATAGCATCGTTAGTAGACACTGCTTCATAACCAAACGGCTGACCGTAAATACGTTCTGGATAGTTTGCAGTATTAAATCCACCAACACCGATGTCCAGCATATCATGACCGGTTGCACGACATGTACTGATGTTAACGGTAATTTCTGCTTCTTCGCCACCTGCTAAGCCACCTTTTAATGTTATACCTGCGCCGTTTGTACCTGTATAAAGAGCTGCACCTAAGCCGCCGTATACACTACCTGACAATTGTGGAAAGTTGATATCACTATTAGCAACTTCTGTAATTTCTATTATACCAACCGTACGTGTTACGTTTCCAAAACTTGCATGAGTAGCACCACTGAAATCATATTCAGCATATGCATCAATTGTATAAGTTTTACCGCCCCATGAAACAAGCATTTCGCCGCCTGCAATTCTTGCTTGATCTGTGCTATCAAGCGGGCTTATTGCAATAAATCTACTACCATCTGTTGAAGTTGTTGCCGCTGTGTTACCAAGTGTAATTAAAGAACTTGGTGCAGGTGATGATGCAGTCCCTACAATATCTGTATAGTTAGGATCAACGGTAGAATTGCTGTTAAAGAAAACTTCAGTTACACCACAAATTGCACTATCAACAACTAGATCTATATATCTAAAGTTTGCATCAAATGTTACAACTTTTTGATCTCCAGTTGCATTCACACCCCCTGTAATTGTAGTGGTGAATGCAATTGTTCTATAAGTGTAATCTGTAGTATCATCTGTAAATACAAAGGCTGTACTTGGTCTAACAGGTAGCTCTTCTTCTGGGAAGTTGTCTAAAACAAAGTTTTGTTTATGTCTTACAACAATTCTATTATCGTGTAATGTAGCTTCTTGTAATCCATTTTCGGCCGTACCTTCGATACCTGTGCCTAAGTTAAACGTCCAAACCTTACCATCAATAATAGGTGTACTATCATCTAATTGTGCTACGCCTGTTGTTACACTTGCTGTAACAATTGCACCACTTGATACACTATCAATAGTAATTGTTACATCGTTTGTGCTTGTAGCACCGCCTAGGTATTGTCCATCGATAACAATAGTTTCGCCTTGTGCATATCCGCCGCCACCATCGTCTACAATTACACCATAGCCGTCTGTACGAGTTTTAGTGATTGTAAGTTGAGCATTTGTACTAGGTGTAGCAGTTCCGCCTGTAACAACGGTTGCATAATCGGTGGCATCAAAGCTGTAAGAACCTAGTCTAAAATCTTCACCATTTGCATTAGTAATTTCATAAGGCTGATACAACCCACTTCCATGATAAATTTCCGCTTCACTAACATTCAATGGATAACCAGACAAGTCATATGCAAAAACTTTGAGTGCACCTGTGTCTGCATCATATTCTTGAGATGTAAAACTACTAGGTATGCCTGCTGAACCGGTTGGAGTTGTACAGGTTTCAGTTGTATTAAACGTACCTGTTATATCATACAAGTAAAGTCTTTTATTTCCTTCACCTTTAAAACTAATTTTAGCAGTTGCAGTTGCTGATTTACTTGCTAGGCCGCCTGTACCTGCAGAGTAAGCTGTTCCGTCTTCACCATTTGTCAAACCACTATCGATATACAAATCAAAGTTATTGGCATCAATTACACTTATATAGAATGTTCTACCATTTAACTCAATCATACCTGTTACACTGCTTATTGTTACAACATCATTGCTTGATAATCCGTGTGCTGTAGCAGTTACACGCACTGGGTTGGTTGTACTGGTGCTTGTAATACTTGCGTTGATTGCACCTTGTGATAATAATTGATCAGCTACCACGGTACCTGGTGTTGCGCTGGCAAAGTCTAAATATCCTGCAGATCTAAATACCTTTGCAGGAAATACCATGTCATCGGCAAGAGTCACATCAGTTGGAATCTCATCTGGATCAGCACCTGCTGCAACAAGACCATAGAATCCATAAGAGTTGTTACCACTCAAACTGCGGATTTGGGAACCTTTATCAGCCATATAACCAGTATGACAATAGTATGTAAACATACTAACAAGTTCTGCAAGTGCATTGTTTGTAAGCAATGCACCGTAACCTAAGTCGTTAATTTGAGTAAAGTCGTTCGCAAGCATCGATCGGTTACCACCACTTTGCAAGAATATGCTATCATAGGGCGGTACACCTGGTATTGTTGCAGTATAACCTCTACCAGTTGCCAGTGCTCTAACTATACCTGTACCTGCTGTATGGGTTCCAAAACCTGTAGAATCCACTGATGCTGTTCTATCTTCATCGATATAAAGTTGTAATGTAGTTGTAGTCGGAGCATTAACATAATATGTATTACCATTAACATCAGTCATTCCAGATACACCGGTAATAGTAATAGCATCGCCATCTACTAATCCATGTGCCACGGTAGTTGTAATCACTGCTGGATCTGCATTTGTTATACTTGTAATATTTCTTGTAAACACACTACTAGGATTACTTGTTTCGTCTAGTACAAGCGTTGCTGTACCTGTTGCTTGATCCCAATCTTTAATAACATTTACTTGGTAACGTGCGCCATCTTTGAAAAACGGAAATGGTGTTTCTGGTTTTCTAATATATAAACCCTCACCATTTGGTGATTGCACTTGTAAATTAAAGTTATCAGTTTTTCCAATGATATCTGCAGGCATATTAGATGCATAACCATCAATAAACAAACCTCCAGCAAAACTTCTTGCTACACCTTTAGATTGTGAGAAACTTGTGCCTGTTTGGCAATAAGGAGATCGTGTTAGGATTTGACCTTCTGGATCTAGTGTCATCATAAATCCGCCATGTCTTTGCACGGTAATGTTTCTTACAATAGTACCATCATTACACAAGAACACATCCATTTCGCTGTTGTTTAATGGAGGATTGTAAGCAGGATCAAATGCAAAAGCCACACAATCAACTAGTTCAAGTGCGTTTGTTTCAGCGTTTGTTTCTGCTGCATAATCTTCATCAAATACTTGAGGTTCGGTATTTCCTGTAGTTACTACAAAACCATTACCACTATCGTTTGCTAAGATATTTGTAATAACTGGTTTTAAATGTAAAATTGCTGCTTCTGTTTCAGTTTCTTGTCCACTGACTGCACCTGCATAGTATGCACCTTGATTAGTCAAGGTGTTTTCTCTACCGCCAATTCTCAAGTCGTTTACAATGCCGTCTATAATTAGTCTTGTATCACGTCTACATTTGGCTTCATTGTATGTAAATCCAGGAGCAGGATAAGTATTATTTACAAAAGCAATAGTTTCTTCAACAAGAAAATCTTTGTTCAATTCAATTAATCTTGCTGCATCATCAAAGTTGCCAGGATTACTAGATGCATCAGTACCGATTTGAATATCTTCGCTAGGATCTGTCATATAATGACGACCGTACTTACCTTGTATTCCTGTGATTGGATGTGTAAAGTTATATCCACCTCCTGTTGTAGCAACATCAAATGTTAAATTTGCTCCACCGCCTGCACCCAAATCACTATCATTGATTGTAATTGTTTCGCCTTGAATAAATCCATCACCTGCATTTGTAACGGTAACGGTTGCTGCACCTGATCCGTCCACAACAACACTAAATGTTGCGTCTTGGCCAATACCTGGGCTAGACCAATCATCTGCACCGATTGCGTATGTACCAGCTGCACGACTTACATCTGCTCCACTCACATTGTTTATTGTTGCTATTGGAGAGTATGCTGCTATTAAACCATCTACGTTAATGTCTCTATAGAAATATGTAGGTGCCCATGGAGATTGTGATACTCCTGGTTTTGGCCTAATTACAACTCGTCTAAATTCATCACCTTTGATACTTACGTTTTCTGGTAGTTTGATTGGTAGATGTTCAAAATAAATTCCACTTTCAACTCTTACCGTAATTTGGTTACTTCTAGTTCTTGCGCCAAATTCTAATTCTTCACCAATTTGGAATTCAATTGGTTCAAGTAGTTGAATACTAACTCTATCACTTATACCAACATCTTGGTTACGTACATAATCTGTAATAATACCTTTTGCACCACTTGTTCTACCAACAATGACTTTACCTTCACGCAAATCTGGGTTACCAACAACACCTTGGTCAACAGCAGAGTTATTACCGTTGTCAAAATTAAATACGTATTCTGTACCATCGTTTTGTGTAATTGCACCTGGAATATCTCCTCCGTTATTAAGTATAGAAATAATTTCATCGAAACGATTTTGATATGCGGTAATAACACTTGCAGAAATACTTCCAGGAGTGGCAGTGTTCAATGCATTAAATGCATCTACAATAGTTGTTTTAATTATACCAATGCTTTCTACGGTTTGTGTAAGTTGTAATGTTCTTGCTTTAATTGCACTAGGACTTGCATTGTATCTTATTGCTGCCCATCTAGTCAAATAGTTTGCAGATAAACCTTGCTGAACATCTAAACGCACACTATCAATCATAAGTTTAGCATCACGTTGACAAATTATTTTATCATATATAAAATCAGGATAAGTTGCTGTCAAATAATCAACAACAGCTTCTTGTGCAACTTCAATGTTATCAATTGCAGTATTACTTGCTACATCTGCTGTTGCAATACTTGCAGTAAATCCTGCTGTTGATAAAATTGTACTATTAAATTTCTTTTGCGAATGTGTAACAACTTGAATATACGGACCTGGTTCGATAGGTGTAGCTTCAATAATTTGTGTTGCTCGTTGCATAGCTTTGCTAACACTTTTATATGCATATTGAGGTGAGCGCCCTTCTTGTCCTGCAGGTGTTAGAGTTTGCGCATCATCACCTGTTGTTGCAACATACAAGTTCGTGCTACTACTAAAACCTTGCGTATCTACATATAACTTTGAAACAGCAAGCAAGTCGTCTGGACCATTTGGTGTACCTGCGCCTGCAAGCGGATATGGATGATCATTAAGATACAATTCATCCAACATTGTTCTGTTTGCTACGCTACCTGCTCTTGTAATAACTTCTTGTGTTTGCGGTACTTGTGCTCCGGTTGCACCTGATGGTACTGATAATGCACCAGTCATTGTGTCCCCTGCGACATTTACATATGTGTCATCTGCATAACCTTTTGAAATAACAAGGTTGTCTACTGATATTGCTGGTGCACCTGTATGCACGTTTTCCCATTCGGTCACTAGAGTGTTAATGTTATCTCCAGCGCCTGTGTTCCTAAGTTTAGTATTGACTACTGAACTATAAGCAATAGGTGCTTCCATGTTCAACGGTGCAGTTAAGTTTGGATCTGGATCTCTGTTAATGTGTGGATCAACAATACTAATTTTGATTGTACCACTTAGATCAGGTGTTGCTGGATCTACATCATCAAATTCAACAAATACACTATTGGTTGTTTCAGATGGCGAAGATTTGTCATTGTTATTGAGACCGCTGTCACTTACAAATTTATAAAATTGGATTTGTGTTTCAGTGCTATTAATTGCGGTTACTGCAAATTGATTTGCTAGATAAGAGTCAGGTGTATCGTCTAAGTTTTTAAAACTAATAGATCCACCTAAACCGAATACTGCATACAATTCTTGAAAGTTTGTATTGACTTTTTTAAATGACTCACGAATACTATCGCCTGTGCCGTCATTACCCTCTACACCAATATCAATTTCTTGTCTTGCCATTTACTTTTTCCTTTACCACTCTGGTACTAAATTGTCCATATCAAAGTTAACACTTACTCCGCAACCGCATGAACTTTGTGCATTAGGATTGCGTATTTCAAAGTTAGCGCCAACTAAACTTTTTACATAATCAACTTCTGTTCCTATGAGAAACATTAAACTATGCGAACCTACTACAAATGCACAACCATTTGCTGTTTTTACAACTTCATCGCCGTCTTCTAAATCCATAGGCGATGCAATTGTGCCCCAATCATATTCAAAGCCTGCACATCCTCCGCCTTTTATATTAAGACTGATTCCATAACATTCATTTTCATTACAAAGTAAATCAATTTGTGCTTCTGCTGATGGTGTTAAAGTTAGTATACTCATAGTGTTCCTTTCTAATATTTATCGTTGCTTTTTATAATCTTAATGTAAATAGTGTTATGTACATTAAAGAATATTCAATTGACACTTGGCATATGCGCCGAAGTAAGTTAGGCAAGCAACACACATACAATCGTAAAAAAACTATGGTTGTATTACGTTGTGATGCTTGCGATACAGAATTTACTCGCCCTCGAGGTAGTATGGATCCTAAAAGACTAAACAATAATTATTTCCATGTTTGCGACAATTGCGATGCAAAACGCTTTGCGCAACAAAGAGGAGTAAATGCTAAAAAAGTTTGGCAAATGAAAGCAAGCTCTAGTATTCCTATTAGCAAATTGTAATAGTATTGTCATTGTGTAAACCTTCATCTTGCAGCTTATTATGCAAGTTTTTCACTTTTAACTCTGTATCATATGATACTGGAGCAATACTTTTGGCAATTTTTAAATGTTGTAATAAATTAGGATGCCAGTCTATATCACCTTTAAACTTGTATGTTCCTTTATATGTACCGAATAAATCATTTACATCTATATATTTTGATTGTATTTTATTCATTGACATTTGCAAAGAATTTGGAAATAGTGCTCGTGTGCTTCTTAAATAATTGTGTAGTTTACCTAATTCGTAGGATTCATTAAAAAAATCTTTTACTAAAGGCCAATGTGTTTTGTCAAAAAAAATGCTACCATCACCGCCTAGCCATTTAGCACCTTTAAGATAATCAAATCTATTGCACGAACTCCATTGTACAATTACAAAATGATCTTTTATTTCATCAATTTTTTTGTGTAGCAGATACCAAATTTTGTCATTGCCACTACCACTCCATCCAAAGTTTTTTACTTCGTGTTCTTGTGCTAGAATATCTGCATAAGTAGGATATATGTAGTTTGTATAACTACACCCAAAGGTTGCTATTTTCATGTGTTCCAGCCATAGTCAAATCTATCAGCATAATAATGCATTTTTCTTTTGATAAGTTCCTGAGTAGTCCTAGTCATTTGCACTGGTATTTTTTCAGATTTGTTTGTGTGTACAAAAGGAACATCTAATGCATTTGAATAAAATCTACGCATCCAGTTTTGTAAAGAGCTTATCTTTTCTAGTTTAAACGTATATGTAGATGGTAATAAATGTGTATCAGGAGTTATTCCGCAGTGCCACCAATAACTTCCCCACGGAACACCATTTTCAGGATCCTGGTTTCTATTTTTATATTCATTCCTTATTAATGGCAACGGATTTATGATCATTTCGCAATGAGTTTCAAAATCAAAAGGCAAGTTATATCTTGATTTAAACATTCTGTATCCACTTACAACCCAAGGTATTGGAGACCGTATTGTTGCGAAAGATGTATAACCAGGTGGTATAGATTTAGCAAGCTGTGGAAATTTAGACCAAGTTGATTTAGGATCTAAATCATACAACCATTGTGTGACGGACGAACCGCCACACTTTGGTGTAAAAATATGTATTAATTTTTTGTCATGATTTATTTTAGAATCATATATTAATTTGTCTAGCTCTGACGCCAAATTGTATATGCTCCATATGCAATTGCGCCATATGCAATTAATTTAGTTAATGGTGAAAAAACAATGATTGCTGCACCTGCTGCAACCATAAGTATTCCATCAACGGTTGAACGTTGTTTTAAACGATTCTCGATCCAATCTTTGATCATTTCTCAATCTCCTAATGTGTTTGTCTTGCTCAAGTACGGTTTGTTCTAGTCTCTTGAGCTTTTCTTCCAATGCTTGTACATAAGCATAAGTTGGAATCTGTTTTTCTGTTTCGTCTTCGCCTAACATAGTGAAACTATTCACGCCAGCACCCTTTAAACCACCTAAAACTCTATTAGGATTTTTAGATGATGATTGGGTCTGGGCCGACTTTGCAGCATACATTTTGTTTAGATAACTCATTAGTTTTCTCCATGTAGTATTTATGCAGCCATACGTTTTGACTCTTCAGTCATACTATAAAGTTGCGCACTTGCTAGATTTTTCATCTTTGCTTCGACCATAATGTCTGCCCATTCCCAGTGTGACAATGCCCATTCGTTACTTGCTGTATTCCAGCAGTAATCGCTGTGTGCTCTTAGTTTTTGTTTTTTATATCCGGATTCAAGTAATGTGTCCATGTTCGGTAGTACACTTGGGTCAGCATCCTGTAAGTAATCCTCACGGCATAAAGAATAGTGCATAGCAGGACGCTCACCACGCCAACTATCAATAATAATTCCAATACGGTCGTCATTTGGTTCAATGTATTCTCCTGTTTTCACCCAGTGGTGATGTATGTCTAGCACCAGAGCGAGATCGTTTGCAAGTTCAATGCTGGCGTCGAGTCCCCACGAGTTTTCGTCGTTCTCGATTGTAATAGTGTTTCTTGCTTCCGGCGAGAGACGTTTAAGGACGTCTTTGATACCGGCTGGACCTTTTCTGCCTGAGATGTGGACATTACACTTGAAGTCTTGGAACTTCTTGCCGTAGCCCATCCACCGTAGTAAGTTGACGTGATATTCAAACTCATCTATTGACCTTTCGACGATTTCATCGTTATCTGAAGCAAGGACCGTAAATTGTCCTGGGTGCATTGAGAGTCTAACATCCAAGCGTCTGGCTGCTTCACCGACTGCTGCGTAGTGTTTCTCGCAGTACGCCACCACATCAGGCTTGCTCCAAAAATAGCGCCAGCTAGACTCGGTAGCACAAGGAAGCTGATTGCTACCCAATCGGACCATACGAAGTTCTGGAGGAAGGCTTCCCACATATTCTACTAACCTTTTTGCTGCTGCTGCATTATGAACCATGATATCCCACAAGCGTTCTTCTGCAACATCCTTTGTTTGTCTATTTAGCCACGCAACGGTTGTACACTTTTCTGTAAGTGGACGTTGCAATTCTTCTAATAGTTTCTTAGGTTGATTTTGATTGTAATGTAGATACTTACAAGCAAAGCCTATGCGTTTAGTCATGCTACTGCCTCTTGTGGATGTGGAATAAGTTTTGCTGTATATTCATCTTCATTCCATTTGTTTGGATGACCAAACTTAGCCACCGTTCTAAAAATCACTGCGTCTTCTGTCTCGCCATACTCGTAGCCAAGAAAAGTAAGACCTGCATACATCATATAAGTTCTAACCATACTAATACTATAATAAAGATTATGCATTTTGTCAACCCCAGTGTTGTTTAACCCAACTATCATTTGCATCCGCAGGATTAGGTTCACCATGAAATACTGCAATGCACGTATCATTATGAATTTTTGGCGGTGCATCAACAACAAAATTACGTTTTCTAGTTGTTGTGTTAAGTTGTAAATCTCTACGATCACGCATTTCCCATTTGTAGCTCATTATCCATTCATCAGGCCAAAACTTGTGCCCTCTAATGTGTTTGAACATCCAATCTTGATCACCTCTATTTTTCTTCATTTCGTTCATTGCACCTTTTTTAAAATTTTGCCAATGTGTATCATTTAAACCAACTGGAGTTTTAAAAACGCTACTATTCATTCTATCCCAAGTTGGACGTAAATGCCTGTTAAAATCTCTAATAATACAGAACTTATCATTATCATATTCAAAAAGTTTGTCTATGTTTTTAAATACAATAACATCTAAATCTAAAAATAGCATTGTACCTTTTAAAGGAACATCAGCACCTACAAAATATGGTTTGTACCACCAACCCGTTGCAGGAATATTAGGCAAAGGTTTAACTTCGATATTTTTGTTTATACCATTTGTATCTTCTGTAAAGCAAACAAATTCATAATCTATGGTTATATTACGATCAACCATATCATACAATTTGTTTACATATTCTGCACTATATTTTTGTCCCCATTTTAAACAAACTACATATTTTTTATCACTAGAAAGACCCGTTTTTTCACGGGCCTTCCTAGCTTTTCTTTCTGCTTTAGTTTCAGTCCATTGCTTTGTAGATTGCACTATTTGCTCCGTGCTCAGCACATTCTACTTCTACACAACGACAACGTCCGTTTGTCATTTCTTGTACAAGTTCGTTTGCTTGTTTCCAAGCATGATAGGCAAACTTCTCTACACCTACACCGTCTAGTATAGTCAGTTCAGCAAGTCCTGCGTTTTCCAGTTCTGCAAACTTATACATCATTGGATCATCTCTGTCTAGGACAACTTTATGATCAAATGTATCTTCAAGCCATGCTTTAAGTGGTTTCAATCCACCAAAATCTACAACCCAGTTCTTTTCGTCTAGTTCGTCTGCTGCAAATGTAAATCTAAATTGCAAACTATATCCGTGTAAAAATCTACAATGGCTATGTGCTTTAGGTTGTCTAAAGCAGGCACTCAATCCAATGTTGTGCCCGTATGTTTTTGTGCTATAGTAACTCATATTATACTCCTCGGCTACTGGAGTGTGCGGAATATTTATAGTGGGTCGAACACCTAGTCCACTTTAGTTAATAATACTACTTAGCAGTGTTCTTGTCAACCTGTAGTTCTTCTCGAATACTTTTGAGTTCTGCTGCTACTTCTATTACACCTTCTCTTGTGCTGGTAAGTGTTTTAACCAATAGGTGTATGCTTTTCATAGTCCACCACCACCAAATCACTGCTGTACCAAAATATAACCCACAGGCTATAAAGAATAATGTTTGTAAATCACATACTTGGAAAAAGTATGCTACCATCAATAGGCCAGTAAAAAAAATAGGTGCTAGTATGGCAGCTCTGTTCCACAACAACACCTGTCGTTCAAGTTTCTCTAATGTCATACTATATTTATTTTACACATTTTAGAATAATAGTATCAGAATTTAGACGTCCGTTTAGTTTAATGTCTGTAGTTTTTATATCATCCATAAACTTGCGTAATGCAACCTTGCCTGCTTTCTTAAATGCTTTTAGTGTTTCATCTGGTTTACGAAGTGTCTTTTGGATACTTTTGTGTTCGTTAAATCCAACCAAACTTGCACCTTTTACTCCTATAACTTTTTGATATTCATCTGCTACATACTTGCCAAGTTTACGTGTCTTGGTATTATAAACCCATACTTCTGTAGCCTCCAATAGTTCTAAAGGATTAACGCTAACAAGTTGTAGTTTATCATCACGCTCCATGTACTTAATTTTGGCAATCAGTTTTTCTTTACTTGGTGCTTTTTTAGCTTTAGGTTTACGATTTGCTTTAGCAGCGTCTATAACAACGTCACAAGCGCCGTGTAGCGTCTCTAATGCTTCTAAGTATGCTTTAGCATCTGCTTTGGTTAGATGGTTGTAGCCTTCTCTTAGCTGCTGTAGCATGTCAGCTTCACGCTCGTCTTTGCAACGATTGATTTCTCCAGGAGTTGGAAGTTTTTGAATAAGACGTGCTTCTTCATATTCGCTAGTATAGAATGCTTTAATCTTGCGGGCATGTGCTTGTGTTACCTTAAACTTGGCAAAGTGTGAAACAAAGTCAAAACCTTTAGCATCAAAGTTTTTCTTGTCTGTAATAAATCCATCTAGCCATTCTTCAATAGCTTCACATGCATCATATGCTTGATCACGGATACGTTCTTGAATACTAGGAACATACACATTCTTTTTAGTTTTTTCTTCTGCTTTCTTTTCTTCAACAACAGCAGCACCTTCTTCAGTAAGTTCTTTGATCCATCTATCTAGTCCTTTGCTGTGTCCTTCTGGAACAATGTCTGCTTTATCATTGTCAATTAAAAATGCCGCAGTCGCCCAATGGCTCTTCCCACCAATCTTCCAATCCGGTAACTTGTTGATTGCAGTAACCATCTTTTTATCATAGTGTTTTTTAATATAGTTTTTAACAACGGTTAACCACTCCTTTGATTCTACTTCATAGTGTGTATAGTACTGAGCTTTGTGCCAAGTGATGTCTTTCATAGGCATAAGAGGCATCATATTAGCGCCACGACGAACTGCTCTTGCCGTTTTCTTTTTGGGTTTTGCTGCTACTTTACTTGCCCTTGCCATTAGAATGCCTCCTCAACTGCTTTGATG